AAAAAACTTTTTAACAGGATAAACATCATCACCAGCAACTTTTACATTCAACTGAAAATCTACCCAAGGTGATCCAGCTTGGGCATTATCAAGTTGTGTGTAATACCTATACCCTTCTGTATTAGCAGGAGGGGTTGGGTTTACAGGATCATAATCATAAGCTAGAACAACTTGACCAGGTGTATTGGATGACTGTGTGGTAACATACTTGAGAATAAGTTGTTTAAAACGAAAATACTCCCAATTGTTAGCTTCATTAGTTATTCTTGTACCAAAAGTTATAGTATCTAACGGGTTCATGTCGACATTGCAATTTTGTAAAGTAGCACCAGCAGTGTTATCACCAAATGAAAGCAACCCACCAGCTTGAGTAGTAGCAGTAGTTTGAATATTAGGCATAATACACTCGCGAAAAGCGAAACGTGTTTTAGAGGCCTTATTATTGCGACTATTGCCACCACCTATACTGATGTTTGTTGCAACACTAACAGGAGCGGAAAACGTTTTAAACGCCCCACCACTAGAAGCGCCTTTACCTTTGCTCTTACCTTTCTTTTTAATTTTCTTCTTTTCAGAAGACTTGACAGGGACAGTAACAGGCATGGCAAACATAGTATGGACCTCTTTTGCAAGTTCCTTCTTAATGTTTGACAAACCCTTACCTTTCTTTTTCTTACCTTGATTTCCAGGCATTATGATTTTTTAACAATGTAGGATGATTTTTATCACCCGGGCTCACAAATCGGCTGCTAGCATTTAACTCAGAGACCGATTCATAACCACAGTATAATCGGCTGATCTCATAGTTAGTAAAATAGTTGTGTTTAGCATCAATCCATTCTTTTGTTTGCGCATAAGTAGCATCGTAATGCTCCAAAACTAAGGTAACCAAAAAAGTTAACCTCTCAAACTCAGAAGAGTGTGGAAACATTAAATTTCTCAATGAACACAATCTAGCTAATAATAACCATGGTTGTCGTTTTTCCTTAAACGTACCAGAGTTAAGAACACCAGCGAGCAGCTTAGATTTATCTGCAACAGGTATATAAATTCCATTGTACATTGTAAAACCAAGACCAAGAAACCGGAGCGATGTAGGAACTTGAGGGACAGGTGTGGCAAAAGTAAAAATAAAACCCAACCTTTTGGCATATGGCCCAAAATTGTCAGCAGTAAACCAAGAAACTGCAAGATGTGAAAAAGTGAAATTATTATCATCACCATTCACACAGACAACAAAATTAGATGTAAAATAACTTAAACAAGCGCGACTTTGGCGTTTTATACCAACAAAGTCCTCGATCATGTAAGAAACCACCCAAAAAACTATCGTCATACAGTTATCAGTATTGCCTTTAGCCGTATTGATTTCACCAGTGGCGCGACCAAACGGTATGAACACAACAGTACCATCCATCAGAACTACATATTTAAATACAGAAGATAGGAAGAGGAAATCAAAATCTTCCTCCTCCTCAGGCGATAGAGCTAAATTCATCTTATTAAAAAGATGGCAAATAAGCATAATAGTGAAGTTTTGTGACATATCATTAGCCTCAATATCTGCTTCCAAACCGAATAAAAACTGATTCAATTTTTTAGCTAAAACATTCCAACCACCAAAATAGGGACATATCCCCAAGGTTGAAGGACCTCTA